GTACGACAACGAAACCGGCTACTCTAACAAAGTACTGGACCTGATCGCTCACATCTCCAAATAAGTTGAGATGAGTGCTTGATCCAAAAAGGCGACTTCGGTCGCCTTTTTTATTTACTCAACTAGCTGTATTTATTGAATTTATTATTTTCATGGCCCACATATTGTCCACGTATATTAATTTTACAACCGCCCTCCTCTTTTATTACCACTCATAACCCATAATTTGAAAGCACAACCTATACAGATCTTTTTTCTGAGTTAAGCAAATTTTTGCAAAGTCCAAAGATACTTGAGCAAGCTGCCAGCCCCCACCGTGTATGGCTTTGCCTCGTTACCAATTAAAAACACCAAGCAACCGCCGCTCACATTTGATCTTGACGAAAAGTAAAACGATCCTTTTAAAAACATCATGTTAACCAATCGGTTAGGCGCTGACTGGTCGGCAAATTTTGCAAAGCGCTGCAAATCCTTGCGCGGTGTGCAAACGTCAGCAGACCGCAGAAGCCCAACAGCGGCGCGGGCTGACGGGTTTCTTTGCGCAAAAATTCTTTTGCAAAATTTTTATGATCCAAATACCGCAGGCGGGTGCGGTGCAGCGCCGTTTCCGTCTCGGATCCGCTTCCGTCTGCGTTCTGTCAATTCGTCTCTGGGGCGTGGTTAAACGAACACAAAAAAGGCCGAACGATGTCGGCCTTATGATTCTGCGCTTGCTGTGGGGCGTTCTGTGGCGTCTGGTGACGTGATGGTTTTCGCCTGCGTTTTGTCAGGCAATAAGGGGGCTGTATTTTGCTTTCAAAGCGTTGGTTTTTTCGGCGGTTCCGGTGAACTGCGATGCCTGCCCGCTGGTGCCCGTGTTGGGGTGCGTATGGGTCGCACATATCTGCGCCAGTTCGCGGACAACGTCCAGGGTGTCGGTCAGCAACGTCAGGACGTTGGTTTCTTCGCTGCCCAGCTTAACGGAAGCCCCGATCAACTGCTGCGCTGCGGCAACGCTTTTTTTAATGCCTGCGATTTTCTCGTTAAGCGCTCCGCCGATAGTGACGTCGGCATTACCCTGGATGTTGTCTTCCAGCTTGCCGCCGATATCGCGCTTTACGTTCTGGCCCACACTGACAGAATTGTCTTTGCTGCAAGTCACCGTCAGGTTGCCAGACGTGTCGACGCTGTAATCTCCCTCGCTTACATGCATAACCGCACCGGCCAGAAGTTTGGCCGTTCCCAGCACGGTTGTTTTATCCGTGGCCTGGACTGTTGTTTCACGGGCAACCAGCTTTCGCTTTTCATCATCTGCGGTCACTTCCCGCGTCATGGATGTTTCGCTTATCGTCTGGTCGGTCTGGCGCACCCAGTCACCGGCGACGGTAACGCGCTGTGATACACCATCGCGCTGTTGCTGTAACTGTTCGCCAGGCTTAACCGCTGGCAGGTTATGCCCCTGCGGCATGATCTGACGAATAAACGGCTTATCCTGTCGGCCCTCCACGAAACCAATCTCAACCAGCGTGCCAGGCGGCGGAAACTGAAACATTCCCGATTCACTACCGGCCATTGGAACCGGCAGCGGCACGGCGGAATAAATCGGCGTGTTGGCCGCCGCGTTGCCGTCCTCATCCAGCAGTTGCAGAACCGGGGGAAAGAGAAGGAAAGCGCCGGTATAAGAAAAACTACGTTTCCGGGCTGACACCTGAAATGCTCGACACCTGGGCGCGGGAACATCTTTCGAATATCAGCTACATTGCCGCGAGCATAAAGGCGAAGACTGGCGCTTCATTCTGAAAAGCCGCCAGGTTGGCATGACCTACTACTTTGCATGGGAAGCCTTTGAAGACGCAGTAATCAGCGGTGATAACCAGGTCTTTTTCTCCGCATCCCGCGCACAGTCGGAAATCTTCCGCGAATACATTGTCCAGATTGCCCAGAACCATTTCGGCATCACGCTGACCGGCAAAAATATCCGCCTCAGCAACGGCGCAATCCTGCGCTTTCTGTCCACGAACGCCAGCACCGCGCAGGGCTTTAACGGCCACCTGTATGGCGATGAAGTCTTCTGGATCCCGAAATTCACGCGCCTGCACGAAGTTGCCAGCGCAATGGCAACGCACAACAAATACAGAACGACCTACTTTTCAACGCCCAGCGCGAAGACGCACCAGGCCTACCCGGTATGGACTGGCGAAGAATGGCGCGGCGACGATCCGAAGCGCAAAGGGATTGCGTTTCCAAAAGAAAACGCCATGTGCCAGGGCGTCATTTGCCCGGACGGGATCTGGCGATACATCATTACGATGGAAGACGCCATCAAAGGCGGGCTGGGTGCGCTCGTCGATATTGAGCGGCTCCGCAACAAGTACAACCCGACCGCGTTCGCCATGCTCTACATGTGCCAGTTCGTTGACAGCAAAGACGCGGTCTTCAAATTCTCGACACTGGTCGGCTGCGAAGTGGACCGGGCAACCTGGGGCGATTATGACCCGACCGCCGCGCGGCCATTTGGTAACCGCGAAGTGTGGGCAGGCTTTGACCCGTCGCGCTCCGGCGACAACTCCACTTTTGTGATTATCGCGCCACCCATTCACCACGGTGAACGCTTCCGCGTTCTGGCCTGCTGGCAATGGCAGGGCTTTAACTTTAGCTGGCAGGCTGACCAGATACGCCAGCTTATGCGCCGCTTTAATATTACCTACATCGGGATCGACACAACCGGCATCGGGAAAGGGGTGTATGACCTGGTCAGCAAGTTTGCCCCGCGTGAGGCGAACGCCATTCTTTACAGCGTCGAAAGTAAAAACCGCCTGGTAATGAAGATGATCGACGTCGTGGAACGTAAGCGCATCGAATGGGCAAAAGACGCCATAGACGAAACCAAGAAAGAGCGCGTCGAAATTCCGGCGTCGTTTATGGCTATCCGGCGCACCACAACTAACAGCGGCAACGCGTTAACGTTCGTTGCTGAACGTTCCGACGCAACCGGCCACGCGGATGTTTTCTTTGCTATCTCGCACGCCGTAATAAACGAACCTATCGATCACGAATTTGACCGCCCATCGACTTGGGCTTTTGGGAATGCAGCATGACGACAAAGAAACAGCGTAAAGCGAAAAAATTCAGGGGAACGAACGGCAACAACGTTGAAACGTTCACGCCAGGGCGCGGCAGCGTGATCACCTTCGGCGAACCGGAACCCATCCTTACGACCGGCACCGATTATCACAATATCTGGTATGACAACGAGGCGGATCACTGGCGGCTCCCGATTGACCGGCTGGCGCTGGCTCAGTTGCCAAACCTTAACGGCCAGCATGGTGGCGTATTGTATGCGCGGCGCAACATGGTTGCCGGTGGCTATATCGGCGGCGGCCTGACGCCTGACCAGGTAGAACAAGCGGTCTTTGATTATCTGCTGTTTGGCGACGTCGCAATCCTGAAAATTCGCAACGTATTCGGGGAGGTGATCGACCTGCTGCCGCTGCCGTCGCTTTATCTGCGCTGCCGTAAAGACGGAACGTTCGCCGTTCTCCAGGAAGGGCCAGCGCTGATTTATGCCCCGGAAGACATTGTCTTCTTTAAAATGTATGACCCGCGTCAGCAGGTCTACGGCCTGCCGGATTATATCGGCGGGATCCATTCTGTTTTACTTAACAGCGAAGCGACCATCTTCCGCCGCCGCTACTACAACAACGGTGCGCATATGGGCTTTATTCTGTATACCAGCGACCCCAATTTAACGCTGGAAATGGAAAACGAAATCAAAGACAAGATTGCGCAGTCCAAAGGGCTGGGCAACTTCCGCAACATGTTTATCAACATCCCGAAAGGCGACCCGGACGGGGTCAAAATCCTGCCGGTGGGTGAAGTCAGCGCAAAGGATGAATTCCAGAATATCAAAGGGATCACCGCGCAGGATATCTTTACCGCGCACCGTTTCCCCGCAGGGCTGGCGGGCATCATCCCGACGAACGGCGCGGTAATGGGTAACCCTGAAACCGCCCGGACGACCTACCGGAAAGACGAAGTTATCCCGTTACAGCGTAAATTTATGAATGGGGTTAACAATGACCCGGAAATCCCGCCGCGCTTACACCTTAATTTTGACGTTGAATTGCCGGTAATTACCGCCGATAAGGGCGAAAAATGAACGTAATTAGTTTAAAATCATCCCCATTGTTAGCAATTGCGTGCGGGGTGGTGAACATGCGAGTTTTTAAAATTAAATGTCCTGAATGCGGTCAACCGGCCATCATTCGTAAATCTGACTGGAAAGACAAAAAACTGGCGGATTTATACTGCGCGTGCACCGAAGTTGAATGCGGGCACACGTTTGTTTTTAACGCCTCGTTTTCTCACACGCTCAGCCCCAGCGGGCTCACCGGTAACAAGTTGGTCAAATTCCTGATTGACCGGCTTAAGCCCGAAGAAAGACAAATAGCTTTAGATTTGCTGAGTGGTAATGCACATTAAAAACACCCCCAATTAGGGGGCATTTTTTATCGCTTCATTTTTGAAAGAATAGCTTTCCCAGTTTTTACTTGCTTAAGTAGTTCAGCTAAAGCATCTTCTAATTCATTTTTGTTTTTACAATATAAAACATAACTATCGTAATTAATGCTGCATGGATATCCGTTTTCATGTTGTGTCCACACAGCTATTTCCTCACCAGCGTTTCCAGCAGCATCAAAAATCGCTAATCCTTTATATTTTTTCCGAGTCTCACGGCCGTATGTTGATGCCATTAATGCAATAGATGCACCAAGTGGTGTATCGTTCTCATTCTTCTCGTTGAAAGTTCCAATACCAAAAGTTGCTTTCCCGTTGCTGATTTCTTTTATTAATTCAGATGTGGAAGTAAGAACCATATTAATCTCATTAATATTATTATATGCATTTTTTGCTGATTCTATTCCAGCAAGTAGTGATTTTTTTATATCTGTCATTTTATGCTCTCTCTATTACTGAAATAATTGGGAGGTGGTCAAATTTTGATTTTGAATTATAAACATAATCTATTAATTGTTTATCCCCAAAAACCTCTGTTTTTTCTTCATTAAGATACCAACCATCACCATTAACGAAGTCAGAAGAAAAAATTATTTGGTCGAAGGTTTTCCATCGATTAGATTGATCGCTTTTATAAAAATATGTGCCACAACCTTTTTCATCAGAATTATTGAAAGGATGAAGTGCTTTGTGAGACATATGACGCCAAAATGGATTATACAAAAGCTTTGGTAGCTTCTGTACTAAATGAATATCTCTAGATGCAAATAAAGAATCCGTCAAACTTTGATTGTATGGCTCATCATTAAAATCACCCAAGATCACTACATGCTTGATGTTTTTAGTGTCTCTACAATCATCAACAGCATCGCGAAGTAAAGAGCCTAATTGAATTTTATTTGGTGAGTCAGGGTAATCATAAAGTCTGCTTGACCAGTGAACCAAATATAAAGCCAATGGCTCATTAGTTTCATTGATAATGAAATTGACTTGTTGCGCTGCATGTATTTTTTTTGTTATTTGCATTTTGCTTATTATATCTGAACTAACAAACGTAAGTTTCGAGGTTCGATATATTATACATAAGTCAAATTTCTTTCTGCCGTCTCTTAAAGCACCATTGTATATATCGTAATTTAATGATTCTAAGTTCAACTGCTCCACTATATAATAAATATCTTCCTCTGTGACTTCGCACAAGCAAAGAACGTCAACATCCTTTTCAATAAATAGACGCGTCAATATAAAAAGAACATATAATTTATGTTCATCACTGGATTTATTCTCTTTAGAATGCGGTGAAAGACTGGTATTCCACCAAGAAAACGTAATTTTTTTTATGTTTTCAGTAGGTTGCATGTCAACATCCAGCAAGTTATTTTCCTCTATAGTAAATAGTTGCCTATAGAGAAGTCAAATAGCTAATTTATAATTCTATCGCCAATGAGGGGGCTTTCTTATCTGTACCGTTCGAATCTCGCTAGCTATCGCAACCAGTTGCGATGGCTAGCGAGATTTCCTTATCGTTTCGGTGGTTGACCCTCAGCGGCGGTCACCATTTTTCTGTATTCGCCGACCGGATCGAACCGCAAGGGCGAGATATCAACGCCGTGGTTATCCCTCAGCCGTTCCCATAATTTGTTTACCGTGCCGGATTCGTCGCATTGCTGACGCGTAATTAACTCACCGCCCGAACTGGCGCGGTAAACCTGCCCGTTAATTTCCAGCCTGCTGCCTTTCAGCAGTGAAATCGCCTGCGCTTCGGAAATATCCAGCCCATAAAGGGAGGCATCGGCCAGCAAACAGGCAACCGCTGGCGCAAGCGCGGCCCGTCTGGCGCTTTCCTCAGCCGATTTTGAGTTGATTTTCTCCACTGCGGCCCGCCAGGCGACATCCAGTTCACTGCCTGGGTCATACGGTGAATCTGTTTTCACCCTTCTGACTGGCGTTTCCCGCAACCGGCGAACCAGCTTGCGCCGCGAGGCCGCATCCATGTTTTCAAAATCGACCATTTCTTCCTCTGAATCGTCTGTCACATCCTCCACGTCAGGGGCAAAATCGGCGATTTTTTCGTCTTCCGTAGAGTTATTGACAGAACTCCAAGCGTCGCCGGGTGGCGACGGCAAAACGTCAACCCCCAAACCAGGGCCGCTTTTGTCCCCGGTGGCGGCTTTGGATTTGGCGCGAATTGTCCACTTAACCAGACGCGTGCAAATGCGCGACCCTTCGCCCAGACGTGGCGACCAGACCCCGAAGACCTTTTCCGGGATCTCACAGTAGGCGTTCATTTCATCGGCTGGCTGATAGGCGAGGCGGACGACATAGTTTTCACGCGGGATCAACACACCGCCCTGGCGCAAAATGTATGTGGCGAAGCAACCCACATCGGCAGCGGCGCAGACCGCATCCATTTCGGGATCGGCCAGCATTGCCGCGCCACGTTTGAAGGTATTCGCGATTTTGCGCTGGTTGGTTAGCTGGTTGCTCAGTTTGCGCAGTTCGCGATAAACGGACACAGGCGGCTGGCCCAACGGCTGAAACTGGCGGATGCGGTGAAGCGATGCCCACGCCATTGCATATCTGGCGGTTTCATTCAGCGGCTTGCCCGTCTCGTCGTCCAGCTCACCGGCTAGCGCGTGGCCGTCGATATTCTTGGAAATATATTTCGCGATGTAGGCCGTTGCTGACCCCTTGCGCGGGTCCATTTTTTTGGACTTGAAGCGAACACCGGTATTGCGGCCCAGTTCGTCGCGGTCCTCCGCAATGAAGTAAGCGCGAAGGATTGCGACGGTGGTTTTAACTTCCGCCTGCGGCATGAATAACAGGGCGTGCCAGTGCGGCGTGCCGTCGTGGTGTGGCTCTGCGACACGGAAGCCATAAGGGCGCAAATCTTCACGCTTCAGTTTGGCGGTTGCGCGTTTCCAGACGCGGCATAAATAGCGCTGCGCCTGGGCAACGGTGGTGTGATTCCACTTGCTGTTATGGTGACCGGATTCGACATTGCTGTGATATTTGGACGGGCAAGTGATGGTCAGGAAGATGCCCACATCGCCGCGCTGTTGTGCGACAAGCTCCACGCCAGCCATACGCGCCATTAACTCATGGCGGCGGATCGCCGGATTGGACGTGGACTTGTTTATCATATCTCATACATCAAACGAGATATTCAGGATCTTAAAGGCAATATTAAAGATGTGCGAAGTGATATCAGAGATATTCGAACTGATATGCGCACTGACTTCCGAATCACCTTCGGTGCCCTGATCGCCGTCGCGCTAGGTCTTGCTGGAATCATGGCTCGTGGTTTTGGATGGATGTGAATCACAGCATAAAAAATAGCCCCGCAATGCGGGGCTTTTTCATTTTTGCGTGTCCACAAATTGCCCTAAAGACTGATGTTAGGCGTGGTTTTATGCTGTAGAATGTTGTAACCATGTGACTGTAAAAACAGTAACTTACTGAATTTCAAAGATTAAGATAGGCCACTTCGGTCGCCTTTTTTTATTTATAAGACAGAGGATTGCTTAATGATTAATAAAATTTTTGCACTTCCGGTAGTCGAACAACTTACCCCTGTGCTCTCCCGCCGTCAGATTGACGGTGCCGACG